GTTGCTACTTGCAATGAAGAATTACTACGAAGAGCGAGGATTACGCTTTGGTGGTAGTGTAGCTCTAAATGAAAAAGTAAGGCATCTTTACCAGAAGTACAAGATAAAAGAATACTGCTAAGAAGTAGGAGGATAGTATGCCTAGAGTATTAAACAAAAGAACAGATGTAATCCCTCCTGATGCTATCTATGTAGGCAGACCTAGCAAGTATGGAAATCCTTGGAGGGTTGGGGAGAGACATCCTGCTGATGGACATAGGCTCACAAGAGAAGAAGTAATAGAGATGCACAAGAAAGCTCTTCCTCAAATGCTACAGGTTAGAGATAATGAGGGGAAGCTTATCCTAGATTTGGAAGAGTTGAAAGGGAAGGATTTGGTATGCTGGTGTGCTCCATTACCCTGTCATGCAGATATACTACTTGAATTAGCAAATAAGGAATAGCAAATGGATAAAATATAATCCCTATAACATTATATCTTACGATAACATATTATACATTTACTGAAAGATGGAGAAAGCAATTATGATAAATAGGAGGAAGAGACCACAGCATATCCGCATTAGCAAGGATAATCCTTACTATCCTATGAGCTATAAAGGCTATATCACTCCAGCTAGACTAGCTATGGCAGAGCATCTCGATAGATGCCTGGGTAGTGATGAGTATATATACTTTATAGATAGCGATTCATTCCACTGCGATATAAGAAACCTTAAGCTAGTATCTCATAAGGAGCTGACTAAGCTCAACGAGATTCGCAGGATTGTATCTCAGATGGATAAGATGAGCACTCATCTTGCTACACTTAGAAGTCAGCTAGCTGAGATAGAGTTCAATCATACTCCTTGTAGCTGTCCTAAGTGTATGCGTAGTAGAGAATCCCGACAGGCAGGGTATAAATTATGATATATAATTATAATGTTATAGGGATTATATTTTATCGTAGTCTCAATCAGTTAATCCTATGATTGACAACTTAATTACTTGTATGGTATAATAGTGTTATTGTAATTGTAAACAGAAATAACTACTTAATGGAGGTGCTTGCATTGAAGAGATAGTAATTGCTATACTAATAGTCCTATTCATAGCAGTCCCAATCATCGTAGCAAAAGTAATGTTTAGTAAAAGGAGAAGAAAGAAATGACAGATGAATCAAGAGCCCCAAGCAGCAGAGGTCTAATAGACTTCGATGTAGGTCCGCTAAGAAGGTTTAAGGGCATAATTGACAGTATGCCCAGGGAGCCTCAAACCTTCGGTGAAGGAGAGAAGGCCAGAAACTCTATGCGTATCACAGTCAATACAAGAGACATAGAGGTTATGGAAGCAACAGAGCCATACCACTTCCCTGTGTTCCAGTTCCAAGTAACCGAATCCAATAGGAAGAAGAGTAGGTATGGTGTGCTATCTGAATCCTTCAATGCAACAGTTGATAGCCAATATACCACCGAGCAACTTGACCCAACTAATCCTGAGTTTGTCAAGGCCAAGGACAGGATGGACTTCAAGGATATTATGGGAAAGAACAGAGTTGGCTTTGTGCTAGCCGATGGAGAGGATGGCAGACCAGAGCCACCTATGCTCTTTGATGGAAGGGCTAATGGGGACAGGCCTACACCAGCCTGGATGATTTATGAAGTAGAAGGTGTAGGAGTAGCTGGCGGCCAGGGAGTTGATGCTTCCGAAGTAGCTCAGACAATGCTAGACGGTAAGACTCTAGCTCAATTTAATAAGGAAGCTCTAGCTAATCCTACCATCAGGAATGATACTGCTCTGCTTCAGTCCATAAGCTTACCAGTTACAGCTCCTGGCTCCTTTGCTAATGCCTTGATTTTGGCAGGTCAGTTTACTAAGGATAAGCAGGGAGTATATCACAAAGTGCAGTAAATGAGGCTGGTTTACTGTTAGTCTGGCAGGGTTGACGTAGGAGCAATTATATCGCCAATCCTGCCAGACTAATACAAATAGGGAAGGTGCACTATCAAGCGAGTTGATAATCCTGAACTGAAACGCAAGGTATTAGACCATCTGGCTAATCTCTATAATATCAGAGAGGTCAGAGAGCCTAATCATCTAAGTAGCTTTGTCTATTGCAGGACCAAAAGCTTCCTCGACCAAAAACAGACAGCTATGCCTAATGATGAGGAAGTTATGCTGTTCGCTTTAGGCTATGGGCTACAAGATGTATTAACTCCTAAGGATGCTACAGCTCCACTGATAGAGAAGTGTAGTATCATATATAGACCTGATATGATTCTATCCTTTCGTCAAAATGAAATCAAGACCACTCGCAAGTCAGCCAGGAATCATTATCTAGATGAGTATATTCCTCAGACCTGGCTAGACTATATGATGGGCGGTTGCTATATGATGGAGACAAGAGAGTATGACCTAATTGTTCTATACATGATGGGAAGTTACGCTCCACCATTTCCTCAACTGTACTGCGATACATTCTACTTTAGCCAGGCAGAACTAGAGTATAGCTGGCAGAAGATACTGCTACATAAGAAGGTTCTAGATGAAGCATTAGAGACAGGTAAGCCGCCTGACCCATTTCAGAACTGCTATGACTGGGAGTGTAAGTATTGCAGATACAGGCTAGTGTGCAATACAATAGCAACTGCATTAGGATTAGAGAATAAGATATTAGAGGAGGACCAAGAATCATGGCAATAGGATGGATTATACTTAGTATAGGAATCGCCATCGTCAGTATAGTTTTGCGGAAAAGGAGGAGGAAGAATGGAAGATAACTTTATCGGCATTGTTGCTGTCTGTGGTGATGAAGGAACAGGCAAGACAACAATGGCTCTTACCTTCCCTAAGTTACTAGTCCATTTTGACGTAGATGTGGGAGGATATAGGAGAGCTGCTTGGAGACTAGATGTTGAAGACATAGAATCCAAGGGTTATCCTAAGCCAATTCAACTTGAGAAGTTTATTGGTCAGAAAGGCAGTCCATCCACTCGTATATCCATACCTAAGAAAGTTGAGGGTATGAAGGAGCTATGGCAGGAGATAGCGCAGGACTTTGTAAATGCCTGCATGAATGAGAAAGTCAAATCCATAGTCATAGACTCAGCCACACTACTCTGGAATATCTGCCATCAGTCTCATCTTCAGGAGTTACAAGAGCGCCAACTAGTCCAATGGACGAATAGGAATCCCAGAACTCCTTTTGATGAGAATGAGTATCGGGAACGACTGCAACCTATGGAGTATGGGCCTGCTAATGATAAGATGAGGACAATCCTCCACACAGCCAGAAGTTACCAGAAGAATCTAATCCTAACTCATTATCCAACTGATGAGTATGGAGCAGTACATGATGCTAAAGGAAATGTTACTGAAGGCAAGACTGGCATTAAGATACTAGATGGATTCAAGGAGACAGTCAAGCTAGTAGACTTGATGGTATGGTTAAGTATCAAGGAGAAGTCTGAGAAGGGAATGAAGACAAGAGAGCCTATAGCAAAGATAATTAAGTGTGGACTAGAAGGCATGGGACTAGATGCAGTTGGATTGGAGATACCAGCTACTTATGAAGGTATTATAAACTTGCAGAGGATGATGAAAGGAGAATAATGAAGCCAAGAGACAACTCCTTAATGTTTATAACTATCTATCTACTAGCAATAATAATAGGACTGGTGATATATGCCAAAGTTGTATGTTGACGCTAACCCTAAATGTGTAGCCTATGTGCTTGAGGGAGGAGGCAGTAACTACCAGATGCTTCAAGGTCATTATACTAGCATGGAGGCGGAGTATCTGGCTATATCCTATGGACTGAATGAGTACTTCCTCAAGTGGAATAAAGAGCTAGATGCTCGGCAAGGAGACTTGGATGTAGAGAAGATGAAGAGAACAGGTGAGGTAGACTTTGCAGATGTAGCTTCTCCAGCAGACAAGACCAAGCGACTATTACCACCGCCAGTGCTAGTATGCTCTGATAATGAGGTAGTAGTAAAGCAGCTTAGCCGAGAGTATCATATAGGCAATGATAGGCTAAGGAAGCTAGCACTTCAGATATGGCAGCAGATGCAGAATGTAGATGTCAAGTTCCAGTGGATTCCTAGGGCTGAGAACATGGCAGGAATGATGTTAAAATGACAGAGAATATGCTAGTCTCTATACTAATACTTATAGCATGGGTATTTTGATTGAGTTAATTAGGATAAAGAAGCATAAGTAAGGAGGTCAAATGGGAAGGTATAACTTACAAAACAAGTCAATAGACATTGAAGCAAGGGATATTAACTATATCCTCGGTGCTTATATCAGGAGCTATCTGTTCTTATCTAAGAATCAGCCACCAGACAAGATAATCTTCCCTATGTATCCAGTAGTTCCTCATCCGCTCGACCCTAATGTTCTGATACCTGTAGAGTATATCCTAGCAACTGACCGATATGCTGTTGACTTAGTTAAGGACGGCAGCAATATACCAGAGGTTACTCCAGCTGAAGAGAAAGCACTGGATGTCCTAGATAATAAGATTGAAGAAGCAAAAGCAGGAGTGGTAGAAGAGCCTTCTACAGCAGGCACTAATTCTTCTAATATATCTTCTGCTAGAGCTGCTATGGCTAAGCTAGAGCAAGCCAATCGAGTTCCTAAGATGCCTCCAGGTGGAGATATAGGCCCTGGCACTAGTCCAGATAATATGGGAAGTAGGGACATCAGATTGGAAAGTCAGATAAGAACTGACCTAACAGATGAGCCTGATATAGACGAAAGCAAAGAGATACCTGCAGAGATAGAGAAGCCAGAGGAGTAACATGATAGGATGGATTCACAGGAAGTGGCATAACTTCTGGTTTGCGCTGAGCTATGCTTGGTGGGCATTCTGGTATATGTTAATAGGAAGGAAGGTGTAGCATTATCTTAGTAGATACTTCTGAGCCAGACAACATTATCAAACTGCTTCAGCAGGCTATACCAGATACAACTAAATCTTCGCTGAATCAGCATGAAATGGCTGATTACTACTTCGGTAACTATGAAGGCAAGACCAGCCAGTTCAATAGGGTTCAGGCAGGAGAATTGGTTGGTGATGTAGACTCTATGGAAGATGAGCTAAAGCGGTATTATACTTCTGCCGATGAGACCAGTCA